CCAACCTAGCCCGTAGAAAAAACCGCAGTGTCTTAAGCACGGGTGCGGCTAGCATAGATTCTGGCGCGGCTCCTACGGCTAAACGTCTATTAGGCGAATAATAATAATGACCGTTAACATCGCAAAAAAAATTGTTGAGCGCGTAGATAAAATGCGTAGCGAGCGAGCATCGCTCGAAACGACATGGAAAGAATGCCACGATTACACATACCCACTACGCGCATCGGGTTTATTGGGTAATGTGTATAGCGCCGACCAAGCGAAGAGCAAAGTCGCGGAACTGCTCACAACCGAGGGCACCCGCGGCGTCCGTGACATTGCGGCTATTATTGTCGGCGGAATGACACCGGCTAATTCAAAATGGTTCGATTTGGTTATCGACGATGCCGAAACGGACGAGGCGGAGGCTCTAAAGAATGCCTCTGATGTGATTTTTAACATGATTCATGCATCGAATTACGACAGCGAGGCTGTAGAGAGCATGATCGACAATGTTATCGCCGGGCAATCGATAACGTACATCACTACTAACGATGACGGCACAGGATACAGTTTTGAACAATGGAATTTGGCAGATGTATTCATTTCATCTACACGTCGCGACGGTGTTATCGATACGGTATACCATTGTTATTCCATGACAGCGGAGCAAGCGGTAACGGAGTTCAGGAACGCAGTTAGTTCGAAAATAAAAGACGACGCCGCGAAAAACCCAAGTCAAATATATAAATTTATACACTACATCGCACCACGCACAGACTACATACCTGGGTCGCCATTTAATACCGCCCTGCCGTTTTTGAGTTATCACATAGAAGTAGACACTAAAACCATTCTGCGACAGAGTGGATATCATGAATTCCCGGTATGTGTACCTCGTTGGCAGAAACAAAAAAATAGCGCGTACGGTGTCGGACTCGTTTACGACGCACTACCCGCAATTAAAGAATTAAACGAGTTAAAACGATTAGAAAAACTTGGATTAGGTATTGCCGCCGCGGGTATGTATTTGGCGCAGGATGACGGGGTACTAAATCCTAGCATGATGCGAATAGGTCCGGGGGAGGTCATTACCGTTGCGTCAACAGAAACCAGCGTCAGGCCGTTAGCCTCAGCGAGTAATTTTAATGTTACGTTTTCCCATGAGGACAGATTGCAAAACGAAATACGCGCGGTGCTCATGGCTGACCAATTACCACCAATAGACAGCGGCGTGCGAACAGCTACAGAGTTTCACGTTAGATTGCAATATCTGCGCCAATTACTCGGTCCTGTGTTTGGCCGGTTAAATTCCGAATGGTTGCAAGTTTTGGTGTTGCGCTGTTTTGGTCTCGCGTTACGTAATGGTTGGATTCAGCTACCTGAAACACTAGCAAACAGGGCATATAACGTCAGGTATTTATCTCCGTTAGCACAGGCGCAACGCGAGGCGGAAATCGCGCCATTAGAACGTTTTATAGGTCAGTTAGGCGGAGTGATGCAGGTCGCGCCTGACGCAATCGACAATGTAGATACTGACGAGGTGACCAAACAGTTGGCGGACAAACAAAACATAAATGGTATTTTGCGCAAACCTCAGGACGTTAAAAAAATCCGTGAGGCTCGGGCGGAGGCGCAGGAACAACAGAGACAGCAGGAATTACAAAATCAAATTAGCCTAGTTGAGGCTACCGAACAAGCAAAGGCGCAGGCAAATGAAAAAAGATAATATTTGTTTCGAATACGAACAGTTATTCGGGTTACCTCACTCCGTAGGTGGCTTGGTCTTGGAGGATCTGCTTAAAAAATTTAGCCATGCTAACGGCGAGTTTGTAGCGGACGACAACGGCGGCAGGATAACGGCTTTCAATCTTGGGCAGGCGTCTGTTATTAAATATATAGTAAATCAATTGAACATTGCAAAACAACGAGCTATAGAGGTTAACGATTAATGATTATAGGTACACGTCATGTATTACAAGATATTGTTGGTGATGGTGGCGACGGCGGCGCGCCTGCTACAACCGATGCGGCGTCTTTGGTTAATGAAATTTCCAGCGCCAATACACAAGGGCAGGAAACTACGAGCGCTGAACCGTCGCTATTGTCTAGCGCTCAAACTGAATCGAATACAGCTAATCGGCCAGATGAAACAAATTTCCCTAATAAGTTCCTCGTAAAAAACGAGGACGGCACGGTCAATACCGAGGCGTCTAATCGTAAATTGTTAGATGCGTATAACCATTTATCTAAAAAAATGGGTGAAACGGGCGGCGTTGTCCCTGATTCCGCCGATGGTTATAACATCGATTTCAACGCTCAAGAGATGGGATTACCCGAAGGCATTACGCCGGATTTGGTGAAAAAAGATGCTGACTTTACCGAATTTACCAAAGCGGCACACGCGGCGGGTTTCACCAATGAGCAAATTAACCTAGTCGCAAAAAGTTATTTGAATGTCGTTCAAAGTGTTTTAGACCGACGGGATGAAAACGACATAGCCGCATGTAATAAGGCGTTATCCGAAACCTACACAACTCCGGGTGAAAAGGATATCGCTATCCGAAATGCGCAACGAGCGTTTGCAAAATTCGCACCAGAACAGTACCGAGGGAATATCGACGACATCGGTAACAACCCTATCGTTATCGGCATACTCGCCAATGTGGGCGCGTTACTGGGTGAAGATTCACCGGCAAACAATAGGCAACCGTCTGAATCGCGGGAGACTATAACGGCATTGATGAAATCGGATGCGTATATGGATCCGAAACACCCTGACCACGATAGAGTTTATCGGCAGGTTAGCGAATATTATAGGCAGGCGTACGGCGACTAATAGCACATAAACACCTACGATAAAACCGCTTTCAATAGCGGTTTTTTTTTAAGCCTTGCAATCGGTGCAAAAACGCACCTCAATGGGTGGTATACTCCCAAAAAACCGGGCCCGATGGCAATTGGATAACCCGCAACAGCACGTAACGCCTAGCCGACCGCGCTACGTTTTAGAGCCGCGACAGCGATAACTCTTTATCGGTAATATTTTTAGGATAAATAATTATGGCTTTTGACGCTAACAAAAACAAAATTACCGCCGCGTATGTAGAACAGTTTCACAATACGTTTGAAATCATTTGTCAACAAAAAGAATCACGGCTACTTAAAACCGCGGTCAATCGCGGCAGCATTACGGGTGCCAGCTTCACTATTAACGATATGGGCAATGCCGAAATGCGCGAACGCACAAGATACGGCGATACCCAATGGGATTTGCCCGATGCGGGTACTCGTCGTGTTATCCTAGTCGATTATGATTTGGCCATACCGATCCCTAAGGATGACGTGCCGAAGATGCTGGCCAGCGTACAAGGTAAATATTTAGATGCATGTGTTTACGCGTACCAGCGCAAGGTTGATAGCATTATTTACACCGCTTTGTTAGAGCCTATTCCTCGCAAAAGTGATTATAACGGCAAGGCTAAAGATGTCGCGTTACCTAAAACCCAAATCATCACTAAAGGCGGTAGCGGTAGCATCAAAGACAAAATACTAACTGCTAAAAGCATTTTTCGTGCTAACGAGTGCGACGAAGAAAATGGCGAAACGCTGTATATCACGTACGATGCAAACATGTTATTACAGATTCTTGGCGATACCACATTAACTAGTGCGGATTATATGAGCGTTAAAATGTTGCAGGAAGGTCAAGTGATAGATTGGTGTGGAATTAAATGGATCCCATACAACAACTTGCTACTCAGCGAAGATAATTCTTATAAACGTGTTGCTATGTACACAGGTACCGCGGTGCATTATGGCCAAGGTTCTTCTTACGGAGTTGATATATCAAAACGTGCTGATAAAAACAACACGACACAAATATACGTAGACGGTTCTATGGCGGCGGGTCGCGCTAACGAACAAAAAGTTGTTGAAATCCAATTAGCGGTTTAATCACAACGGGGGGAGGAATATGTCATCTAAAACTAGCATATGTTCAGGTGCCGCCCTACTAGTCGGCGCCGCTCCCTTTTCAGATTTTCACGAAAACACCACAGCGGCACGACTAACCTTAAATTTGTTTGATGATGTTCAGGACGATTTGTTACGGGCGCATCCATGGAAATTCGCAACTAAACGCGCTACGCTCTCACCGTTAGCGAGTAAACCTACCTACGAGTATCAATACGAATTTAACACGCCGTCTGACATGCTACGGTTGTTGCGTGTCGACGGACTTTATTTTGGATCGGATTTTACGTTAGAACAAGGTCGGATTTTAGCGAACGTAAACACCCTAAATATTATGTATGTTTTCCGCAACTCCGAGGTGTCTACATGGTCGTCCGATTTCGTAAGTGCGGTTAAATTTGAGCTTGCCGCGCAAATCGCCTACCCTATTGCTAAATCAGACACATTACGGCAAACACTAGAACAAAAGGCGCAGTACAAGCTGATGCTGGCTAAAAATAATAATGCCATGGAAGCGCCACAACAGCGTATCACGAGCAACCCATTGATGTCCGCGAGGTATTAACATGCCCGCACAATTTCGAGTAGTTCAGACGAGCTTTTCATCGGGTGAAATCTCTCCGGAGATGCTTGGGCGCACGGACACATCCAAACATCAAAACGGTTTGAAAAAGTCGACCAACGCATTTATATCTCCGTTTGGTGGAGTTGTTCGGCGTAACGGCTCTCGGTATGTTAACACCGCCAAGTATAACGACAAGCATGTAATCTTAATTAAATTTGTGTTTAGTGTGGATCAGTCATATATGTTAGAAGTCGGCGATCGTTACATGCGATTTTATATTAATGGTCATGTCATACGTGACCCTAA